CCTTCATTATCATTTGTCGACGTAATTTCATTACACACCATCCATGAGCCCGGAACTGAGGATAGTATGCCGTCAATGCCATCGGTGTTAGCTTTCATATAGTTTCCGTTTTCGTCTTTGATTAGGGCGCATCGCTTAAGGCGTGAACCCGATACAGTTTCTCCTGGCTGATAGGTTCTGCCGATGTCGGTTATATACGGGCCTAGTGCGGCAATAATGTATGTTCCGATGCTGTAAATTTCCCCGGGTACCAGCCTTCCGGTTGGCCCTTGTGGTCCGGTTTCACCTGTCGGGCCCTGTGGACCTGTCGGGCCCTGTCTTCCTGTTTCTCCCTGCAAACCTCGTGGTCCGGTGTTCCCCTGCGGCCCCGTCGGTCCCGTCGGCCCCGTCGGCCCGGCAGGTCCTTGTCGACCCGCTGGCCCCTCGGCCCCCAGTTCCTTCCAGTCCGTCCATGGACCATTTCCGGTGAAATTACCGTTGACAGCCCTGACAAACTTCCTGATGGGGTTCCATGTAGTGTATTCCTGTTGACAGAAACCCCAGGCTCCCATTTTCACGGACAGGTATCCCGCCTGTTCAACGGGGTAGTGCATGGCGGTGGTTGCATCTTTATTGGCCGACTGATAGTAATCCCCGTGGTGTTCTGGTTTTCCCAGTGTATTGAGATCAACGGTCAGCGCGGTATATTTCGCCTTCTGTGCTCCGCTTTGTGTTGACTGTTGAAGTTGTTGTACGGTCTGGTTTGTGGCATTGATTTGTTGCTCCAGTGTTGAGGCTTTCTCACTTGCTGCCTGTGCACTCTGTTTAGCCTGTTCAGCCAGTTTTTCGGCTTCAGTGGCTTTCTGCATGGTGAGCTGGACTGCCTTTGGTGTTGCAGCGGCGTTTTCGGCGGCGCTGCCCGTTTCGCTGCTCAGCCGGACGATGCCTTTCTGGCTGGTCGTGGCGTCAGTGACTGAAGATTTTTCATTAATCATTCCTTTCAGCGTTTTGATGGCCTTAGAGGTTGCGGCTGTTTCTTCGCTGTCACTGTCGGTGGCACTGCTCAGTTGCACAAATCCCTTTGTGCTTGTGGATGCAGACTGGTGGGTGCCGCTTTTTTCATGTTCTTTGATGGCCTGATCCAGAGCGGCTTTTGTGACCATGACAACTGACTGATCCAGTTTAATATTCAGCGCAGAAATATTACTCAGGAGAATAACCATCCTGAATACCTGCTCCCGACCTGAACCTTCCTCCAGCTTCGGTTTGTAACCTTCTGCTACGTTGCCAACAGCAATCAGGGCACCTTCATCATCGAATAACCCAATCTCCCTCACCCAGAAGCCGCCCTGGTCAGCAGGAATAACCAGCTCTGCGGTGACAAAGCTTTCATTCTCCGCATCCTGTGTGATGCTGGAGATATTCCCTTCCCAGACTTTTTTCACCAGTTGTTTTTGCCCTTCTGATGGCTCCACTTCCTGGCCGTTGCCGTCGCCCACCTGCATCTTTGCCAGGGTGATTTTTTTTCCACCGGGCTTCAGGGCTTCGGCCAGCTTCCGGCGGCCCTCAGTGGTGATAATGGTTTTGTATTTCTGTGTCATGGTTCCTCCGGTGCCGGTTTTACGATGGTCGTTGTGCCGTCGTATGTTGTTCCGGCTATACAGATAGCGGCTTGTGCGGCGCACGGTGACGGTATCTCCGTATCCGGTTTAACCCGGGTTATGTCACTGTCGTAAATCGCGCCAGCACAATAAATTTCTCCTCCGGTAATGCAGGGGTTCGGCAGTGTTGCGTCCGGATATACCTGTATGATGTCTCCGCTATGACTCACTGCCCCGGTAAAGACTTCCCCTTTTGCAATGTATGTCAGCCTCAGTGCTTTCAGGTGACGGCTTACCGGCTTCGCCAGCGCAATCATGCGCTCCATTTCCTGATAGGTCGCCTCTGTCAGGGCTGCATGTGTAACATCGATGTTGAGACGAAAACTGCCTGGAGGGTCGCCGTTTTCCCACCACTCTGTAATGCTCAGCAGCGCGCCGAACGGGGCAATAGCTCTTCTCATGGCGCTGATGGTCCCCTTATGACGGTGAACCATCCACGACTCGCGTATAACGTCCCGGCGAGTCTCTTCCGTCCATGCCTTATCCCATCTGTCCACTGAAAGCGTCCATGCGAGCCATGGCAGCAGTACTTCAGGGCATTCGTCCGCATTCCACAGGGTGTTAAGTTTCACCGGCAGCTGGCTGATTTTTTCCCCGGAGCGATCAACGGTTTTCAGAAAAACACTGGCAGACGGCGGAAGCACCGTTTTACTCATCGGTCCCCCCGGCGCGAATCTCTGTGGCGGAGCATCGCGCCGCCTGTGTTTCGCTGATCACCAGATCCTTCGCTGGTTGTGTTAACTCCACCCGCTGAACTCCGGGCACATGCAGGGCCGCCATGATGGCTGAACGGGCCACGTCACGACCAATTCTTCGCTGCTCTGCCAGCCACGCCTCCAGTTGTGCCCGTGCGGCCTGAAGTATGGGTTCTGATTCCGGCCCCGGGTAAAAATAGAGTGTCGCATCAATCTTGTAGCTGATGATTTCCGCGCTTTTCACCGTCAGTCTGTCCGCCACGGGGCGAACTGTTTCGTCGTTCAGTACGGCTTTCACTTCGTTAATCAGTGCTTCGTTCGCCGTTCCGTCTCCGTCGGCTGAAAGGAGCGCAACCACAACTTCCGCCGGTGCCGGGCTGGTTGCTCTGGCATCTGCCACTTTTCCGCTTGCGCTGCGTGCAAAATACTCATATGAGCCGGAAGGCCCGGCAACACTCATCCCTTCAAAGGCGCTCTGTATGCGCATCCGGAACGCGGCGTCACTTTCCATTACCGCCGGTGTGGTCTCCGTTGCTTCGGTGATAACCAGGCGCTGCACATTCATGTTTGCACCCAGATTGTCAAGATCGCTTCCTGATGAATGACTCAGCATACAGGCCGCTGCGCCATCATTGATTCGCTGCCGCAGTAACAGCTCCCGCCATGCCATAGCCTGAGCGATGATGTTCAGTGGTTCTGACTCCAGTTCAAGGGCTGCCGCCACTTCATCGCGCATGGCTTCCGGAAAGACGCTAATCATGAATGTCTTTGTCTGTGCCAGAATCACTTCATAATCCAGCGATTCAATGATCGCCGGTTGCGGCAGCTGGGATAAATCAATTGTCGGCATCCTTCCCTCCCTGTATATCAACGGAAATACTGGCGCTCTGCATGGTGCTTACAATCAGATAGCTCATGGATAACACTGCGCTGCCATTGTTTCTCCACGTCAGGTCCACGCTGTTTATGGCAACGCGTGGCTCCCATCGTGTAATGGCGATCACGGCGGCACTCATACAGCGCAGTCTGGTTATTTCATTTGCCGGACTGTCAAGAAGAGCGGGCAGGTTGCTGCCATACTCGCGCCGCATAACACGCGAACCTTCCGGTGTCAGGATAATATCCGTGATTGACTGGTTCAGATGGTCGATGTCTGTCAGCGTTCCGTAGCCTGCGTGATACATGCCTGTGTAGCCGGTACTCATTGTGGGCCTCCGCTCGTATCGCTACCGCTCTTCACTCCGCTGTGTACGTGGGTGTGTACGGTGATGCCGTTTGATTCGAGGCTGCCGCCACTGTGTTTCACGTTGCCTTTCATTGTTCCGCCGCTGGTCAGCTCGAATGTCTTTGTCTTCAGCAACTGCGTACATTCCACCTTTGGCGCGTCCAGCGTGATACTGGTTTCAGCCGTAATGGTTGCGGTTTTTATACCTCTGGCCGTCAGGCTGCTTTCCTGTGCGTTATAGCGAAATTCCGCACCGTCCGGCGCGGTAATGACCATTTCGTTTTCCAGCGATCCCGGTGGCGGGTTGTCGTTGCTGTACAGACTTCCTGCGCTGACTGCGGTTTCCGGATTGCCGCCCGGGCATAGGAGAAACACCTGTTCGCCCGGTGATGGGGGGATCCAGATTTTAAATTTTCCGGCCCGCCCGCTGTTCCATCGGATCCAGTTTGTGGTCAGGCCGCCGGTCTGCACACGCACCTCCCAGGTGTCGGTGTTGATTTCCGTAACCACACCAATCCGCACAATGTTTTCCAGCAGACGCATAAGCTCGATGTTCATTTCGCTGCTTTCCCCAGTCCGGCAATCACGGTTTCTGTGATTTGCTGTTTGTCTTTTTCGTTCAGGCCCAGCAGCTCGCGCACGGGGTATTTCGTGGCGTTCCCGGGTGATACCAGGCCCACCTCACCGAACTGGTGCACTCTGGCAATACGCGCGGCCCGGCCCTGAAAGCCGACACTTACGCCGTTTGTGTCGGGGATGATTCTCAGAAAGCGTGCTGTTCTCAGCTTTTCGAACATAGGTGAGCGACGTGATGCTCTTGCTGCGACGCGCTGTGTGTTAATTTCCAGGTAGTCCCCGATGTCTGCCTTGTAAAACGTCCTGATCCCCCCGGCGTCCGTATCGTAGCCGGTGATTTTCTGCCCGAAACATCCCTGTGACGTGCTCCAGTTTTTCAGGTTTCTTACCTGGCCGTCCTTCCAGATAAACTTCACGCCTTTTTGTATGCGCATGATGCGGCGTTTTCGTTTCTCCCATGGCTGGCCTTCCGGGGATACCTGGCTTCTGATGCGTTTTGTCTGTAGCTGTCGGACGACCTTACCCACGCTCATTGCCGTGCGCTGAATTCCGGCTGCCGACAGGCCGGAAAGAATATCCTGAAAGATGGCATCCAGTTCGCGGTCCGCTCTCATGTGCTGGTCTCCGTTCCGGTTCGCCACGTCATGTCTTCAAACACTACGCGCCATGCTTCCAGTGCCCGGCTTATCGGGGGCTCACCGATGTGCTCTGCCGTCACCGTGCCGTCGTCATTACGGCGCACAATCACGCGCTCCCATACCGGGATTTCCAGCAGGATATCGGCACTGTCGTCATCGTTGATGGCCGTCGAAAATTTGATGCTTTTGTTCTTCTCCGGATTGAGAAGAAGATCCGGCTGATTCCTGTACAGCCACGCCATGACCGGCAGCATGATGTTGTCGATACTTTCTGTGAAGTCCATGACGAACAACACCAGGTTGTAGCGGTACAGGAATGAGGGGGATTCACCGGTGGTTTCAATGCCACCCGATTCAATGAATACCGTGAATTTTTCCGGGCTGGCCTTACACCACCGGCAGTTGCTGGTCAGAGCTTCGCGTAATGAATTCAGTTTCAGCATAAAACACCGTAGAACGTGTTGCGTGTGGCAATTAAAAATCTCAAAATTAAATGGCTTTTAATTCGGGTTCTTTCTTGCTCACCTTTCCCCTCTTGCACCCTCCGTATACCGGAGGGTTTTTTGTTTCTTTTGCTGTGGACAGTGGTGCCGTTCTGATGCGCTGTGCCTGTTGTTATGGCAATACCCCGTTGACCGCTCCGCCAGCTGATTTCCTGGCGGCTGCTTCATCTATCTTTTTGTTCCAGAAATTGCGGACGGCTTTATATCCCCCTGAGATCAGATACAGAAGGGATACGGCGGTACTGAAATACAACATTATCTGATGAATAAATCCCATGGCTTGCTCCTTTTATTTTCCCGGTTGTCAGCGAGCTTCCCCGCCGGATGGCTGGGAAGCATTGTTATGCCGGTGGCTGATTTACGACAACGCTCAGGCTGTCAATCAGTACGGTATAGGTCGGCCGATACGTGATATCGGTCACGCGTAACGTGTCGTTGGTAACATCGGCTTTTGATGTGGAAAGCATGAACGGTTTTCCGTCCACGCCATCCAGAACCGGTGTTACCTGGGTGCTGTTGTTTCCCGCAAAACGAAACGCTATGGTGTGCCAGTTGTTATTGAACTGACCAAAGGTTCCCAGTTGTTCGTTTGGCGTTTTGTGATACATCAGATTCAGGTTTGCGCTGTCTGTCTGAAGAAAGAATGAGAGCAATAAATTATTTGGATCTGCCCCCAGTAATTTCACATCCTGCGGTAATGCTGATGTTTTCCAGTACATCGCCATTGCGTACTGGTCTTTTTTCAGCTCACCCTCGATTTTGAATCGGCAACTTACAGTCCCGCCATTTTTCAGAAGGTCAGCACCATTACCGGCCTTATGCTCCAGATACCAGGTATTGCCTTCCTGTTTGGTCAGTTTCAGGGCTTTTTTCCCTGTTGCTTCCTCATCACCGATCAGCATGTCTTTCAGTTGTTTTGGTGTGTTGGCCCCGTTTTTGCCTTCGCTCAGCGTCCAGCCCTGGCTTTCCAGTTCAGGAGATGATGCCAGCAGACTCATGAGCGTGACCGGCCCCGGTCTGACTGCCGGTTGTTCTGCTTCCGGTGAAGATGGCTTACTGATGCCGCCCGGTGCATCCTGTGATGGTTTTGCCACGCGTTCCGGCTCTGTACCCGCAATAAATGGCAGCGTGCGGCCGACGTTAAGCAGGATTGCTGACGCCATGCGATCGGCAATAATGCCCCGGCGGGCCCATGAGCTGAAGTGCGTTCCACGCAGATGGCTTACCCAGTTTCCGCTACTGCGGGATGCGGCACCGTAATAACCCGCTTCCGCAATATCCGGATCTTCTGTCGGCTCGTTTGTTGGGGTGTTTTTCCCGTACTCATCCGTAACAAAAGGCACAAAAACAATATTCTTCTCAGTGCTGTTTTTGTATCCGCCATACACGGTTGCGTACTGTGCTTCGTAGGTTTTTTTCCAGTGGTAGGTGGTATCTCCACAAATCCACGGCACGCTTTCAGGGTTGCCCTGGTTGCACTGCTTCGCAACATCGGCCAGGTCAGCCCGGAACTGCTTCACCATGGCTGTGAAAAGATCTTTATGCTGTGCGGCGTTTTGTTCTTTCTCAAGATCTGCCTCGCCCTGTGTCCAGCAGACGGCCAGCAGGACGTTTTTCGGATTTTTCGCCAGCGCTGCTTTTGTGCGGCTGATTAAATCCTTGTACAGCGGCGTGTTCGTTCCCCAGCGGCAGGATTTTTCAGTTGCGCCGCCGATCTCGCTGAATTGCCCCGCATCACCGGTTGTAAAGCCGGAACCGCCACGGCTGCATGGGACCAGAAGGATCCCCGCATTTGCCGGGATAAATGGCAGCAGGCGCTTCGCAATGTGCAATCCCTGACTCACACAGCCATACTGACCTTTGTTCAGGTCGGCTTTCGGGTGGTTGTACTGGCTCATATCCTGCACGTCATGCAGGCAGTGATCCGCCAGAATGATGTCGTTATAGGCACAGGCTTTTCCGCTCGGGGTTACGGTGCTGCGGCGTGCCAGCTGGCGAATGCGCGAATCGGGTTTATCGTAACTGTCCGGGAGAGGTAACCCCTCACCGTATGCCATAGAGTTGGACTGACCAGCGCTCACCACAACGTAATACCACTCCGGTTCGCTGTCGGATGTCGGGGTGATAATGGTGCCTCCCTGGTCATCACTGCCTGAAACCATAGCCTGCATGAGATACCAGGGGACTCCCGGCTCTGATGCAATACCGGCATTACCGAGAAGTTCCCAGCCTTCCTGTAACCGCTTGTTAACTTTTTCAGCGAATTCTGCGCGGTTGGTGGCAGTAATCAGTTCAAAGTGTTTTTTGCTCATCGTTTACTCCTGATGGGGCGCATCTTGCGCCCGTTCTGCTCTTTGTTTATCCAGCCAGGCGATCGCAGCCTTGTCTGCGTTGCATGTGTCGAGTGCTTCCAGTAGCCGATCGCTCCATTCAGTCACCCTGTACCATGTCACGGGTATTTCCAGTGCCGGAACCGGGGTCTGCCTTGTCAGAACTGTCGGCACCGGCTCGTAAACGAGTCTGGTTTTCAACGTGTGCGGCGTGTTGCTGCAACCGCTCAGTAACAGCAGCGGGAGGATAAGCGCTGGCACACGTGTCGCCCTGCACGGCTTTTTGCATTTCTTCACGTCGTTGCTCTCCTTCTGTGATCCGTTGCTGGTCCAGAATGCGGATCACGTTTATCACCCTGGAAAAGTCTGTGTATGCATGGCGAACTTCCTGCATGGCGGCGCGGTTGTCCTCTATGATGTCCATCATCTGTTCCCGTCCGAGACTTTCCTTCCCTTTGCGGTATGCTTCCCAGCCTGTCAGGCCACAAAGCAACAGGGTGGCAAGAAACCAGAGCAACACGGCAGGTGTTTTCATTGCTTCACTCCGTTCATACACCAGTTCCTGAAGTCATTGCGCCGGTTAAACAGCCCCTGTGAATAGCGTCCGCCGCTGTTCACAAAATCCGTCAGCCTGCCGCACATTGCGCTCCAGTTCTTTCCCTGAGCGAACTTCCAGATGGTTGTTCTGTGCATCCTCCCGTCACGCCCCTTAAACCACATCAGGCCTTTGCACCCCAGATTAAAGGCAGCATCCGTCATTGCCTCAAAGTGGCGCTGTGGCATGTCGCGGCCATTGAAATTCTGATTGATGCAGTTCTCCGCCCGTCGTAAATCGTTCACCCATCGACCGGCAACTTCCTGTTTGGTATGGTGGCGGTCGGGGACGTTTCCCGTTGAGCCACAACCCACTGTTTTCACGCCAGCGATATCCCTGTACGGGAATGCCCGACACTCTTCCCAGGTGGCAATTTTTTCCTGTGCCTCCTGTGAGGTTCTCAGCTCCCCGGGGGCCAGCGAAAAACCCAGCGCCACGATGGCGGCAACGGCATAGCGTTTAATCTGTCCTGGCATGTGATTCCCCGTCTGCATTCAGGGCTTCCAGAGCGCGCTTCTCGCTGCCTTTTAGTGGTCGGTGCTGCATCTGGTCGGCAATGCGTGCAATAAGCTCATTGCGCCGCTCCTGTGCCTGCTCCATACGTGTTCTGTGCATCCATCCGCGCAGCAGTGAAAGCGCCCCCAGAATCAGTCCTGCCAGCGCCATCTTCTCGCTCAGCGTCATAACCCCTATACCGGTGACCATGACGGATGTGAAAAACGTAATGTGGTCGTAAATTCTCTGAAACATAATCAATCCCACAACTGAACGGTTTCGCGCTGTTTTTCCTGTGTGATTTCCGGTAATTCAACTTCCTGCCCGGCAGTGAGGAATACCGTGTTACTCAGCCCCGGATTGGCAGCCAGAACGCGCTCTGTCACGCCCTTTGTCATGCCGTAATGACGCTGGCAGAGTAAGTCAACGGTGTCGCCGTCATGCGCGGTTACCTTCATTAAATCAGCTCCGCATAAATCCGTCTGACGCCGCGAATATCGGATATTGCCCAGCGTGCATCGCGCCACATATCTTCAATCTGCATGTCCAGCGCATCGGCCCGGCGATCACCTTTGTCGGTGGTGTCCACATCCCGCGAACGCTCAAGAACGCCCGCGCGGGTCAGTGCATACACCGCGCGTCGATACCGGTGCACGTTCACGCTCTCACCGTTGATGTGTGCTGCCGGAACGTCCGCCAGTGTCGACCGTCCCGCCGCCTCCTGTTTCTGTTTCCAGGTGTCAAGCTCTGCCGTTACGTGTGCCACAGCTTCGGTGGCCGAATGCAGCAGACGTGACGTGGTGGTGCGCCCGGGAATGCGCATGGCAAGGCGCAGCTCTTTCAGCACGATATCCGGCCAGAACGCGTCTGTACTGATGCGCGCTTCTCCGTCGTCGGTGTCTGTCGTGTCATCCGTGGCGTCGTTCACACGGGGTCTGGCTACCATGCTCATGATGTCTTCTCCTGTAGATCAGGCGGTGGGCGACCGGTGAAAATGACCGGGAGTCAGCGATCAGATCACCGGTCGCGCCGCCTGCCGACGAGGTCGGGTCCGGTGTTATCAGGTCGCCTTGCGCGACGGTTTTGCGGCGGTTTTTTTCGTGGCTTTTCTGGCCGTCGCTTTTGTAGTCGGCTTTTTGCGCCCTGATGTTGCTTTCGATTTACTTTTCTCTTCTGCCGGTTTTTCCGGTTCCGGCTGAACCTTTGATACCTTTCTGGCCAGCGTGGCGATTTCACGCTTCACGCCTGCTGCCGGATTGATGCGCATAGCTTCACGCAGCAGACCAAGTGACACAGTCATGTCTTCCGTACTGCCTGATGCGCGCCGTGAAAATGCCCGCGCCTTATGTAGTTTTGCACGAACCTGATCCGGCATGTCCTGGTCGTGAACCAGTGCATCCAGCTCGTCCAGCATACGGATATAGCCGGATAAGTCGGTTTCGCTGTTGGTGGCGGCTTCTGTCAGCACAACTTCGGCAATTTCTTCGGTGAGCACGGTCGCCGAATCGCGCCCGAAGTTGTCCGGCAGTGCCAGCCGGTGACGAATGACGTACTCACCGATACGCAGTGCCAGCGGATAATCCCGGCAGTCAATTGCCCACACCATCATGGTGGTAATGACTTCGTCCTGGCGTCCGCTGTCGCCTGCCAGCGTGCCGTCTATCCAGCCTTCAAAATTCGGTATCAGGTGCTTCTTCAGCTCCGCTTTCGCGATGTTCGACTGCACGCCCTTCAGCTGCAACTGGGCGAGGCGTAACTGGTGAAGAACCTGTTCATGTGCCGTTCGTGTTCGCTGCTCTTCGCGACTGAATGGATCAGCCCGATGATGCGCCATCACGCGCTGAAGGTATCGTTGTGCCGGTGTCAGCATGTATTCGACTCCTGATTAACCGGCGGGCACATGTGCCCGCCATAATGCGTTACGCCTGTGCTTCTGCCTCTTTCTTGTCTTCCGGATCTTCACCGGCGAAAGAAATGCCCTCAATCAGTGCGCACTTGCCGTAGTCTTCCACCACGTAGCAGTCGTTCATGGACTGGTAGGTGGCGATACGGTTGTACTCCGGCTCTTCACGGATGAAGCGACGCAGTGACCCTTTCTGGAAGTAGACCGAAAGGTTGCTGAACGACGTGATCAGCATGGCATCGTCCGGGAAGTACGGCGCAAAGAAGGTCGGCAGCGCGCCAATGGTGCGGGAGGCTGTAATCAGCTGTCCGGCGACCAGCTCCGTGTTCGGGTTGGTGGTGCTGATGGCGTTAATCATAGGCAGACGCAGCGTGTTGAACAGGTTGCGGCCCATGACAACAACCAGATCCTGGGCGTCCTTGTGCCACTCATCCAGTACGGAAGAACGAATGTCGTTAACCATCGCGTCAGCGTTGCCGTAGTCGCCTTTTGCAACCAGTTTGTTTTCATGATCGCGACGGGTCAGCGTCATTGCCTTCACGACACGCGTCGTGGCGTGTGCACGGATGTGTTTCAGCCACCCGGTGTTAACGTCCTGAAGTTTCGGGTTGGCAGAACGATCGGAGATGATGGCGTGCGACTCACCGTTAAAGCCAATCATGATACGGTCCAGTGCAATCTGTCGGGTGATTTGTGCACTCAGCAGTTGCTGGAAGTTTTTCTGGCTGCTCCACGCGTCAATCTGTGCGTAGCTGATGAAAGTGTCGTAGTTCACCTGTTCGCAGCGATAACGACGTGATGCCAGATCAGAGACGTCAGCGGGATTGCGTCGCTTCACGCCGTCACTGGTTGAGTTGGTGCTGGCGATGGGTCCGCTGGTATTCACCAGGACTTTTTCACCCTCCTGATCGTCAACGCCGATGCTGTTGGTTCTTTTCAGCAGCTCGTCGCTCTCTTTGATGGCGTTTTCCATCTTCTGATGAACAGCCGGATCAACGCTGAAGGTTTTCCCCAGTCGTTCTACGGTGGTTTCGGCCAGTTCTGCCTGGCGTGCAAGATAGGCCTCAAGATTGCTGCGGCCTTCGCGAGAAAGCGTTAAGCGGTTTCCCATGATTTTGTTCCTCTGTTAAAAATCAGCCAGGGCGTGGCTGTCGCCACCGGTTGAAGCAAAGCGCTGTTCCTTGTCTGCGTCTTCGGTTTTCAGCTGCGCCTTCAGTTCAGTCAGTTCGCGGGTCAGGGCTTCCATTGATGCCTTATCACTGCGCTGTTGCTCTTCCATCGCATGGAAGCGATCCAGAAGGCCGGCCTGTTCCGTGGCAATGCTCTCGACGGCTTCGCGCACGTGAGCGAACTGCTCGCTGTCCGTGTCACGGGTTTTGCTGATGAGCGCCATGACGCGCGAAAACCACTTCCGGCTTTCTTCGCTGCTGTCCTGGACGGATGCCACCAGTTCCGCTTCCATGCATTCGGTGAACATGGCAACTTCACCGGCGCGGTTGCTGAACTGCATGATGCTGGCGCGCTGTTGAGCGGCAAATTTCAGTCGTTCAGTGCCGAGACTTGCCGGGGTGTCGGTCATTGCCAGGCCGGTTACGTAAGGTCCGCCAATGGCATCAATGTTGGGTTCAAGCTCGATGCTTGAGTAGATTTTCTTGCCGTCTCGCAACATCTCCGTCATACGGTGGGTTGGCTCTATTTCGGCATACAGTGCGGTGCGACCGGCCAGCTTGCCTTCCGTGATTTCTTCGGTGGAGAGTGAAATCACATCCCCCACAGCACTGAATTCACTGGATGGCATACGTGAAAGCATATGCTCCACGTTCACCCGTGACCCCCACACTTCCGGGTCGTAGTTCTCTGCGGCCTGACGCAACATCTGGCCTGAAATTTCACGTCCGTCGATGGTTGTGCCCGAGACGGCGACGCGGAATTTTTTTCGTACTGGCGCGTTTTTACTTGCCATGTAAATCCCCTTTCTGTGGGTTGCTTTTCTTCATGATGATAAGGGGATGGCTGCGCCTCAAGGCGGCGATGTTGTAAGAGCGTGGCGACAATGGCACCGGATACCTGGATGAATGCGCGGGCGTTTACTCTTGAGATCAAACAGCAAGGGGGCGTCAATGATTCAGGATGCATTTGTCCGCATAAGGGCAAGACAACTTTACTGGCAAGGGTACACACCTGCGGAAATCTCGCAACTGATGGGGATCAGCCAGAACACGATTTACTCATGGAAAAAACGCGATGAGTGGGATGCCACACCTCCGATCCAGCGGGTCACCCAGTCCATTGATGCGCGCCTGATCCAGCTCACCACAAAAACAGAGAAAAGCGGCAGCGATTTTAAGGAAATTGACCTTCTCACGCGCCAGCTGAAAAAACTGAATGACGGTCAGGGAGAACAGGCTGTTTCCGGTAAGAAGCCCCGCAGGCGCAAACTGAAAA